CGTCGGGCGCTCGGGGCCGTACTCGTCGCCATGGCATTCTTGATGATTTTCAATTATCAGTCGCAATGGGTCGAGGATGCCGGAGCTGAGAAGATCGAGATCCAGACACCAGACGGGGCCGTATATCACAGGGTCCGTAATGTGCTGAAACTGGAACCCGATCAGGCCCGGATTCTGACCTTTGTCGTCGTGCCATTCCTGCTCGTCCTCGCGGGGTCTAGACTCGTACGTAACGGCCAGAAACTAAATGTTGAATAAAATTAAATGGGGAAGTACAAGTCCATTTTTTTAGAGAGCTTTGCAGGCACTGGCGGCGCGCTTGGCGCGCTGGCGAGCTCGCTCCTGATTGGCCTCGCGTTCGGGATTCCAGGGCTGATTCTGGTTACGAGGGAGAACAAAAAGCCCAAGTCGAAGCGGAACATGGGTCTGCTCGCGCTGGGACTCATTCTGATGGCGCTGGGAGTGGCGTTCGGACTGGGGTTCAATGCGGAAGGGCTCGTGAATGGTATTAAAAATCAATTATGAACGTGAACGTCGCCCATGTGTCCTGGAGAGCTCTTGCGCGCTTGCCGCGGCGTGCGGCGCCCTTTGCAGTGCGCTTCGGGGCCAGGTCCTTGAGAGGATCGTCTATGTACGAGCACTTATCGAGGTGGCGGTCCGAGTAGTAGTCCTCATAGTAGAACGCGTCGTCGATTTCCTCTGGCTCGGCGCCATAGGCCACGAGGGCGCGGTACGTCCGCTCGAGATCCTTGACGTCCTCAATGATCTCGCGCAGGATCATGGAGCGCCAGCGTTTAGGGAACGCCTCCGCGTACTCGAAGGCTTGTGTAATGCACGACTCGATAGCCTCACCGAACACCTCGGCACACTTGGTCTCGTGAGCCTCGGCGCTCCATTGGTCGCGAACCTTGTGAAACCCCCTGAAGTAGATGGGAGCGCGGCACATGGGGCACCCCGTCCCCGTGCCCTTCAGGTACCACGTCTTGACGCAGCCCGCGCAAAAGTCGTGGCCGCAGCTCAACTTCTGGAAGGGGCCCGACTCTCCGTAGCAGACAGAGCACTCCATGTTGCTTACTAGGCGTCGCGACTTTTTGGGTGACTTTGAAGGCCTGACCCTGGACCTTGGCTCGGACATGACATGTTTTTTCAGCTAAAGACTCTCGGCCTAGAGTAAGCAAGATGGCGACGATATCGCGCCCACCAACTCGGCCACGCCCAAGTGTGCGAACGAATCAAAAGCCCACCAAGTATTACACACTCCATTCTAATCCTAACAATGCATTTACGCTTAAAATTAACGAAGATATCCGGATGGCCGTCGTAGGCTTTCGGGATATCACGGATGCTTTGACTATAAGTAATATGATTGAGACTTATTATATAGAAAGGAAGGAGTGGCCCGACATGTCCCAGATCGGTACGCTCATCCTGCCCGAAGGCCGTCTCAAGGAACTCGCGTACGTCTTCGTCCGCCAATGGGAGTTTGACGACCTGAAACTTGAGTGTACGCGAAATATCCTTGATTTGGCATCAGTCGATGAAATTTTGGAGAAAGCCCCGAGTTATTCGTTTTCTGGTGATCTTTTCAAATTCAGCGCGCCTCCGGAGTTTTACCAGAATAGATTCAACGAACTTTTTGAGTCGGGATGAAAGCCTTGCCCTTCATGACCGCCTTGGCGTACGCCGCCAGGAGCACAAAGTGGATGTTCGGCCAGTCGAGCGCGTCACGCTGCTCGAGCTTCATATTCATAGGGTTCGTATTCACCTTTTCGACGAGAGAAATATGAGCCTTGGGGTCGCCCATCTTCTCGGCCATGTCATTCATGTCCGAGAGCCACTTGACGTGCACCTCCGACTTGGGATCAAAAGCCTTGATAAACTTGGACGTAATCGACATTTAATTAACAGGATACATTCTCTTTAACCGGCGATGGCGCAGGCACACCCCTCTGACTTGCGCACAAAGAGCAGCCAAAGGGCGACAATAAATAAGATCCAGAAAATAGGACCGGTCTTCATTACTCTTCGTCAACACTTTCTTCTGAATCGGCCTCGGACTCGTCATCGTCCTCGAAGTCGTCCTCTTCCTCGTCTTCGTCTTCGTCGTCCGTCTCTTCGTCCTCTGAAGACGGGACGTAGTCCTCGTCCGAGTCCATCTTGACGAAGCCGTCCTCGACCGGCCTGAACCCTATGTCCTCTTCACTGGCCGTGCCGAGGTTCTCGGCGATCGAATCATTGTCGATCTCGTACGTATCATCTTCATAGCGCCAAATTTTATCATCAGATTCGGTCAGGTATCTGATGGTGAAAATGACCCCGTCACGCTCGACAATCTTGGCGAGGAGCGCGACGGGTTTGCGGGCACCGACATCGGTCCAGACTCGGACCAGGTCCATATATTTGTCTGTGTCATAATTCTTTTTATCTAATCGCACGCACCTACGCCAGGGGAGCGAAGGGGTTGGCGCGCAGCATCTTCTTGCCGACGCGCGGGCCGCGCTTCATGCCGGCGTTCTTGCGCGGCTTGCGGGCCGCTTTCTGGCCGAACAGGGCCGCCAGACCCATGTTGGGGCCCGGGCTGACGCGGCGCACCTTGCGCGGGCGGCCGACCGGGCGCTTGGGCGCGTAGCCCTCGAACATCGCGCCGATGTACGCCTTGCGCTTGACGTGGTGGACGCGAACGCCCGGCACGCGCGCGGCGTACTTGCCACGGGGCTCGCCATAGTTCTTACGCATCTTGCGGATCAGCTTGGGGCGGATCGGGCTGGGGATGGCGACGTTGGCGTGGGCGTACTTGACGTTCACGGTCGAGCCCTGGGGGTTCTTGTAGAACTTGGCCTTGGGGGCGTACTTGACGCCCTTCTCGGTCCGGACGATGTACTTTCCTGACGCGGTCTTCATGATGACGCGACGCTTCACGTTCATAAAGTTGGTGGCCTTGGGCGAGGCGGGCATTGGTGCTATTACACAACAAAATAATATATATAAAGGTAATCATAGGTTGGTGCATAATGAAGAATCTGGTCTATTGTATAGAAAATTTAGAAAATGGGAAGAAGTACATCGGTCAGACGACTCGCGATCTGACTGAAAGATTCCGCGAACACTGTGGAAACAGCGGCACATCAGTAAGCCCAAAACTCAAAAATGCTATAAAAAAATATGGGAAGGATTGTTTCTGTGTAGACGTGCTATGGGAATCGCACGAGTGTACTCAGGCTGAATTAGACGCCAAGGAGATACAATTTATAGAGGAAATAGGGACGCTTCATCCAGATGGATATAACCTGACGTGTGGCGGTTCGGGTGGACGGCATTCCGACGAGACGAAGAAGCTTCTTTCGGAAAAGAGTAAACGGATGTGGGAAACCAACCGAGATATTATGGTGGCTAAAAGGCGTGTGCAGTGGACTCCGGAACGTAAAGTCAAATTGGCTGAGACATTAAAACAGGGGTATCGCGAACATCCTGAGCGGCGGCGATTGGTAAGCAGTATATGGCGTTCAGCACTTCCATCGGTTCCCGCAGCTCTTGCAGGTGACGTAGGTGGTCTGCGAGAAGGAGAAGAGAGTCAGTAACGCGATCGCAAGAATATAAGAAAGTGTGTAACGCACCATGGGCTCGTCCGCGGAGCGAGTTTGCATCTGGTAGTAGGTCGTCTTGACGCTCTTGCATTTGCCGCACTTGAAGAGGCCGTTGTAGTCCTCATCCTTCATCCTGGCCGCCTCCATCTCCAGCTCGCGCGCGTAGCGCTTAAATATGGCGGCGGCCATCGGGCCGTCGGGCCAGAGCACCTCGGCCGGATAGCGCGCCAGGTTCTTGGCCTCGAGCTCTTTACGCCGCAAGCGGTTCACGAGCTGCGGTACCGCCGCGACTTTTGCCGTGACGAGACCGTCCTTGACCTCGAGCGTCAGACCAGCCACGAGCCCTCGCGTCAACTCTTTGAGAAGACCGTAGACCTTTTGTTTGTACTGCATGCGGAACTGGCGGTTTTCCCAGCTCGACCCCTCGCCGCGCTCGCGCGTCGTCTGAACGGCCCAGTTGTAAACTGAGCGCTCGATGTTGCGCGCCGTCGGGCCGGTGCCGATGGCCGTCTCGAAGTGCGTACGGGCGTAGTCGCGAAGGGGGTGCTCCATGCTTTGCTTTGGTGAATGGCCTCAGAAACCAAGACCCTTTGGGCCGGACAGGACATGTTTTTTAAAGCCCTAGGTCAACCTGGTAGGAATCCGGTCCGGCCATTCTCTTTTCAAATTGGGCCTCGGCCTTTTCCTTGCAATCGGCTCCGCACGCTGTCAGGACGTCCCGCGTCTCCTTGTGGTGGTCTGACCACCCGGCCGAATCGTCCTGGAATTTACCATAATTCTTGGCCCTTTTAAGGGTCTCATCGATATTGCAACTCGGGTAATGCAAAACCTTGAGCTCGTCCTCGGGGATGTCCTTGACCCTGGAGCCCATGAAATTGTGCGGGCCGTGCGGCATGGACTGACCCACGACGCCGGCACCCTTGCCGTTCCCGTACGCTATGAATTTCTGGGGATCCCCGTGGAACCACGTCCCTTCCATGAAGCAGTT